TTACATTACTACTATAGGTATTATTATCTACATAGTATTTTGTAGCCGCTTGTAAGTCATTAACACCGTTAGGAGTACCTGCGCCCGACAAAGGTGCCGGATGATCGCTAAGTGTTAATGCTCCAGTCATGGTATCTCCACCACGATAGACTACATCCTTACGTTGCATAACTTCAGTACTTACATAGTTACTGCTTAGTAATGGATTGTAATCTGGATCACTAGTTTGAGGAGTAGAAGGTTGTGATCTAGACTTAAACGCATTAGTTACTATACCGTTTTGAGCTTGTACATAGTTGCTGTCAGCATAACCTTTGGTTACAGGTAATTGAGCTAGAGTAGTCTGCACACCTATGCTAGCATAAGCTGTGTTAAATTGTGTAACTAATGCGGCGCTAGGATCGCTTAAACGTCCAATAGTGAATAAGTTAGCGTTTAAACTTGTTCCTAAACTAGGTAGCGATTGATTTATCAAATTGCTTGCGGTAGCACTAACTGTAACAGAACTGTTATTACTAGTATCTATTGTAACTCCAGATCCTGCAATTAAAGTTCTTGCAGTAAGCGCAGTACCTGTGCCATTCGACATGATAACTTGACTACTTCCGTAGCTTGAAGGAGCATCGCTAAGAGTAGTAAATTTAATAGTACCCCCTGCTCCAAAAATGGCATATAGTTCTGTAAAGTTACTGTTAACTTTTCTAAAACTTTCGCGAATACTATCGCCTGTACCGTCGTTACCTTGTACGCCAATATCAACTATTAATTGTGTCATTGTTTAAACTCCAAAGCTAGAACCGCATCCGCAAGTTGTAGTTGCGTTAGGATTCTTTATGCTGAATGAACTACCTTGTAGGTCTTCTTTATAATCTATTTCTGCACCAGTTAGATATTGCATGCTCATGCTATCTACTAATACTTTAAATTCACCCAATGGAACTTCAAAATCGTCCTCATTGATTTCTTCGTCAAACGTAAAACCGTAGCTGAAACCACTACAGCCTCCACCTTGGACGAATGTACGTAATGCTAATTTAGGATTATTTTCTTCAAGGAGTAGGTCCTTGATTTTTGCTTGTGCTGACTCAGAAATTGTGATCATGATTGCCCTCGATATGATATTTATCAAAGGCTTTTTATAACCTTAATGTAAATACAATTATGTATCTAACTATTGAATCTCAGCAAACACAATATGTACGCACTAGTAAGCGCGGCAAGCACCATACTTATATGCGCAAAAAAGCCGTATTGGTTTTTAAATGCGACTGCTGTCAAGGGATATTTAAACGTGATAAAGGCAATATGGATCCTAAGCGACTAAACAATAATTATTATCACGTATGCGGCAATTGTGATGCTAAAAAGTTTGCCCAGGAAAAGGGTGTGGAAGCAAGAAGAGTATGGGATATGCCGGTAAGTAGTCTTAAGACATTAGACCAATTTTAGCTTTTATAATCCGGATCGCCCGGATGTATTTGACTATATCCACGCTTCCATTCTTTTCTATATTGATCAGCTGGAATAAGTCCAGAAAAATCCAATTTCTTAGCAACTCTATCTTTGAGTTGCGGATAAAGTTTTTGTATATACGTTTTATCTTTACTGCGAGGACCTATCAAGGTATAACTTCCCGGCTCAGTTTCATAAGCTACATACCACTCGGTAGGTGCAGTCTTTCTTGGAGGATTACCGCTGGTAAATCCGTTGTCATGTATTTGTAATTTTTTAGGATCTGTATAATCGTTCTGCGGTTGGGGACCGGTATTATCAGTCGATTGAGCTAAGGGATTTTTACCTTCTTTGCGCCACGGTGTAATTTTTACACCTGTCGCACGAGCATGATCAAAAAAACCTCTGGGGATTTTTAAGTCAGGATCATATTGGATTTCGACTACAAATGGTGATTTTATAGGAATAGGTTTAAATACCTGTTCTTCTGTTTCATATTTGTAATGCATCATAGCACCGACTTTAGGAACTACTTTGTAGCCGTGCTTACGTAAAGCATTTTTATCTATAACAAATTGAGCCACACCATGCCCGTAGGGAAAATGCAAGTATTGATTACGAGTTAGACTTATGCGTGGAATAGATTCTTCACCATTTTCTTGATCCATGTCTTGATCAAAGTCAAAGGGCTCTTGAGGTTTTAAAGCACCACTTTTTAATATCTTCATCATAGTAGGACCGTCTGGCACTCCGTGATATAAGAATTGATCGTTTACACCCTCGTCTAACAGTTCCCAGATTTTCATAGTAATATTATTTATTTTCTAGACCAACTCTAGAGCTAACGTTTAAAACCGTGCGCAAATTTTGTGTTTAATGCTAAACATACTTCAACAGCATCTTCAGAATTGATACATTGTACTACTTTGTTTCCTTGTCCGTCTACTACAAACGTATTAGCAGGCCTAAAGGGTAAAGAAAATCTAGCTAGAGTTTTTTCTTGTCTGTGCTGTGCTTGTCTTTCTTTTTCTTGTTGAAGTTTAAGGCGGTTTGCATCCGCATGGGCTTGGGTGAAACCTTCTGCTTCTATATTTTCAATTAATCTAACGTAATCTCTAATAGTTTTCATATCGTATATTTATTCTATCTAGCTAAACCTATCCTACTAGATATTACATTCCAGTTTATTATTTTCCACTGGTTGTTGAGATATGATTTTTTATCGGCGAGGTAGTCCAATACGAATGCGTGTTCCCACCAATCAACAAGCAACAAAATATCCATTTTGATTTCGTGATTTTTAATAGTCTTGATTTTACCGTCGGTTGCAAGATATACCCACCCACTGCCTTGTATTGCCATAGCTTCTTTTTGAAACTTGTCTTTAAAGTTGTCAAATGTCTTGAAATGCTTGGTAATAAATTCACCCGCAGAACCGTCTGGATCATTACTTCTTGCAGGTTCTTGATATTGAGTAAACAATAAATCGTGTAAAAACGCACCTGCTTCATTAAAATCAGCATCGCCTTCGCCGTTATTAAACCGATCAACATATCCTTTGTATAATTTTCCATAATGGTAGTTGATAGTATCCTCACTGATACTAGGTTCTAACGCATCGCGTTTGTAAGGCAATTTAGTTTGTTCTAAAGTTTTAGGAGTTTTTCCTTCATTTAGGCTAACATAACGAATAAAATTATACATAGTGTAATATTTAGCGATATAAATAACATGGAGGATAATATACCATGTTAAAATTTATCAAAAGTTTCTTTAAAAAGCAAGAAGCACCTGTTGCTGAATACAAAGTAGAAGCACCAGCACCAGTTGTTGACGTTGCACCAGTTCCAGCCGGCACACCGCTAGTAAACGATGCTGGTGTAGTTGTTGCTATTGCTGATGGAAAACCTGCTAAAGTCCCTAAGGTTAAGAAAGAGCCGGCGGCTAAAAAAGCACCAGCTGTTAAGAAACCACGTAAGCCTAAAACGCCTAAAGCAGAGTAAGAGCTTTAGCCTGCTCGTAAAGCGCAAAGCTGGCTAGATTCTTGCCTTTACTCTCCGCCATGATATCGTGCGTACCTAAAAAGCTCAATGCCCATTCATTCGTTGCTGTGTTCCAGTAAAAGTCTGAATGTGCTCTGAGCTTTTGCTTTTTGTAGCCTTCTAGAATAAGCTGGGCATGAACAGGTGCGGTAGACTGGTCGTGGTCGATAAGATAATCCTCACGACTAACTGAATAGTGACAAGTAGGCCGCATACCACGCCAGCTATCAACAACCCTCTTAACACGGTCATCGTTGGCGTTAATGTACTCTCCTTCACGAATCCAATGGTGATGTATATCAAGCACGATAGGCACCAAATCAGTAATAGTAAGACAGTCATTTAACCCCCATGAGTTTTCTTCGTTCTCAATTGTAATACAGTTGCGGGCCTCGGGTGTGAGTAACTTGTAGGCACGTCTAATACCTTCGGGACCTTGTTTACCCGAGATGTGTACGTTGATTTTGAAATCCTGGAAGGATTTACCGTAGCCCATGTAACGTGCCATATCTGCATGATATTCAAACTCGGCTATCGAACGCTCGACAATGCCTGGGTTATCACTTGCCAAAACTGTAAATTGGCCAGGATGCATAGACAAGCGAATATTGCTATTGCGAGCAATGTCGCCCACTCTCGCAAAGTGCTTTTCGCAGTATGATACAACGTCAGGTTTACGCCAATAATCAGCAAAGTCAGCGTGAGTATAAGCAGGCAGGATGTCAGAGCTAATCCTAACCATCCTAAGAGGAGCATCAAGGGTGCTGACACGTTCAACTAGTTTCCTTGTTGCTTCGATATTGCCTACCATTAGGTCCCATAACTTTTGCTCCGCGACATCTCTTGATTGTTTATTTAACCAAGAAATAGTAGTTGTGCCTGTGTTATACTGTTTGGCATCGTCATCTTTGCCAATACCATCGACCTGATGAGGATGGTCAATCCATTTACATGCGAAGCCTATACGTTTCATGTGTGCCTTTACCAGTGACGAATCACGCCTAAGATTATAAAAATGTTTGTAATAACATATGATAACACAATTAAGGTACGAATGCAAGCAATACGGTCCGATTC